GACTGTCACACAGCCTAAAATCACCGCTGAGCGCCAGATTGTAGGGCAGCTCTCGGTGTGGGATATACTCGCCGCACACGAAAAAAGCGCTGACCAGAACGGCCAGCGCGCTACAAATGGATAGAGACCCACACATTCCGTTGGCGCTTGATGCAGGAACATCAAGCCGGAAAATGCAGGTCTCCACCACACACAACCATATTGTAGCATAATCGGTTGATTTTTTCAACAGGTACGAAGCGGCGGTCAGGAGCGTTCCTACTGCCGTTTTTCTATACAAAGAATCAGGAGGTACACATGGAAAAAGAACTTACAACCACAGCCCCGGCGATGCCGGAAAGCCTGATCGTGGTACAGCAGCTGCCCATCATCAAGGAACAGCTGCACAGCATCAAGGCGCAGGCGCAGCAGTCGGTGGATGAAGCGCTGGCGCTGGCCTGCACAGAAGAATCTCTCAAAGTGGTCAAGGAACGCCGAGCGGAGCTGAACCGTGACCGCAAGGATCTGGATGCCCGCCGGATGGCGGTCAAGAAGCAGATCATGCAGCCGTTTGAGGACTTCGACGAGGTGTACAAGGAGTGCGTCACGGACGTGTATGGCCCGGCAGACGAAAAGCTGAAAGCGAAAATCGCTGATGTGGAGGATGGCCTGCGGGCGGACAAGGAGAAGAAGGTCTCCGCCTATTTCTCGGAACTGGTCAAAGCGGCCGGCATTGAGTGGGTCAGCTACAGCGATGTCGGCATTACGGTTACGATGACCGCAAGCCTGAAATCCCTGAAAGCCAAGGTCAAGGACTATGTGGACAAAGTTTCGGCTGATGTGGGGTGCATCAATGGCATGGAGAACGCGCCGGAAATTATGGCCGAGTACAAGCAGTGCCGCAATCTGGCGGTTGCCATTAACAGCGTCAGCCAGCGCAAAGACCGTATTGCCCGGGAAGAAGCCGAGCGTAAGCAGCGTCTGGAGGCCCAGCTTCGGGCACAAGAAGCAGAAAAGGCCGTTCTGGATGTGGCGGAGGAAGAACTGTCCGCGCCGCAGGTCATGGGCACCGAACCGCCCGTTATGGACGAGCAGGAGACTGAGGACTCCCAGAAGGAGAGCACGGAACAGGTCATGAACGCAAAGTTTGCTTTTATGGGACGCACGTTCCAGTGCCGCGGCACTCTGACCCAGCTGCGGGAACTGAAGTCTTTCGTAAATAACAAAGTCGATGAAATCAAGAAGTACATGGATTCCATTGGCATTGAGAATCAGGAGGTAAATAACAATGGCTAAAGCAATGCAGCCGCAGAAAATGCGCTTTTCGCAGGCGATCCAGACCACGACATACAAGAACCTTGTGAACAATACGCTGGGAGACCCCGTGCGTGCAGGGCGTTTTATCGCAAACATCACTTCGGCGGTCGCTGTCAATCCGGAATTGCAGAAGTGCGATGCAGGCACGATCCTTGCTGGCGCATTGCTGGGCGAAAGCCTGAACCTGCAGCCCTCTCCACAGTTGGGCCAGTTTTATCTGATTCCTTTCGAGTCCAAGGCAAAGTACAAGAATGGCCAGATGATTAAGCCTGCAAGCGTCAAAGCACAGTTTACGCTTGGCTATAAGGGTTATATCCAGCTGGCCTTGCGCACGGGCCAGTACAAGCGCCTGAACGTGCTGGAAGTGAAGAACGGGGAACTGACCGGATGGGATCCCTTTGAAGAACGATTCCATGAAATGCACTTCATCGAAGATTTTGAAAAGCGTGCATCGATGCCGACCGTGGGCTATATTGCCCACTTTGAGTACATCAACGGCTTCGAGAAAACCCTGTACTGGACAGCGGACCAGATGATGGCTCATGCCGACAAGTACAGCCCGGCGTTCAGCGCAAAGGCGTACCAGAAGCTGCTGAATGGTGAAATCCCGCAGGAGGATATGTGGAAGTACTCCAGCTTCTGGTACAAGGATTTTGACGGGATGGCCAAAAAGACCATGCTGCGCCAGCTGATTTCCAAGTGGGGCATTATGACAGTGGAAATGACCACCGCCTACGAGCGGGATGGCCGAGTAATGATGCCTGATGTGGCAAGCGGCGAACTTCTTCCTGAAGTGCTGGATCCGGCAGAGCCGAGCCAGAAGAACGAAGCCGAGCCGCCCAAGATTGAGCGGACAGCAAAAACCATGGATCTGCCGGAACCGGAGGCGGACGCGGTGGAAGAAGCCGTTGATTTGGCTGCACTCTGATGGTCAAGTACAACATTATCAGCACCGGCAGCGATGGCAACGCCACGATTCTGGAAGATTTTGTGCTGGTAGACTGCGGCGTGCCGTATAAGGCGTTGGAGCCGTATGTTCCGAAACTGAAGCTTGTGCTTCTGACGCATATTCACTCAGATCACTTCCAGAAGCGAACCATCAAGCGGCTTGCCAGTGAGCGGCCGACACTCCGCTTCGGGTGTTGCCGCTGGCTGGTGCCGCCGCTCATAGCTGCAGGGGTGCCGGAGCGTCAGATTGACGTACTGACCCCGAGAACGTTGTATGGGTACGGCCTGTGCAATGTGATTCCGGTAATGCTAGCCCATAACGTACCAAACTGTGGGTATAAGGTGCATTTTCCGTCTGGCAAAGTGATTTATGCCACTGATACTAACAATTTGGATGGCATTCAGGCGATCGGCTATGATCTTTATCTGATAGAATCGAACTACCGGGATGAAGATATACAAGCCAAAATCCAAGAGAAAAAGGTAGCTGGGCAGTATGCCTACGAACTGCAGGTGCTCAGAAATCACCTGTCAGAAGCGAAATGCAATGACTTTTTGGAACGGAATATGAAAGCAAACAGCGTTTATATTCCGATGCACGTCCATGTGGACAAGGAGAACGCGCATGATTGTGACAGCGAAAATTGAGAAGCTGGAGAACGGAAAGCTCGTCCTGAAACCAGACGTAGACATCAGCCGGTTTCTGGCGCAGAAGCGCCCCCGGCGGGTAGAAGTCCGTCTGGATGATGGTCGAACCATTTCCGCAGACCAGCGCCGCAAGATTTTCGCTATTATCCGAGATATTTCTTTGTGGTCAGGGCAGGAGCCGGAAGAACTTCGGATTTACCTAGAATGGGATTTCTGTTCCCACTGTCTGCGGGAGTGGTTCTCCCTTTCGAATTGCGATATGACCACGGCCCGAGAGTTTATTACATACCTGATTCAGTTTTGCTTCCATTGGGGGGTGCCCACAAAGGACAGCCTGCTCACCCAGACGGACGATATTGGCAAGTACCTGTATCTCTGCCTTGAAAATCGCCGGTGTGCAATTTGCAACCAGCCTGCAGAGGTGCACCATGTTGACCGCGTGGGCATGGGTCGAGATAGAGAATCTATCGTCCATGTCGGGCTGAACGCGATAGCCCTTTGTCGGCGGCACCATGAAGAAGCGCACCGCAGAGAAAAAGCCCTGTTTGCTGATTACCATATCTATGGCATCGAGCTGGATCGGCATCTATGTAAAGTGCTTTCGCTCAATCAAAAACCGAAAGGGGAGGTGGAGCGTGGCGAATGATTACATAAAACTGTGGGTGAAGGATTACAGAGCATTGCTAGAACCGTTCAATGAAGCGGAACGGGGCCGAATTCTATGGGCTATGATGGATTACAAGGAAACTGGTTCAGAACCGAAGTTTCTGGGGAATGAGCGCTTTGTTTGGGCAGCGATAAAAGCCAAAATCGATGCTTCCAATGAAGCATACGAGCGTCAGGCCGCTGCCAATAGGGCAAACGGTGCCAGAGGTGGCAGGCCTCGCAAATCAAAAGAAAATCAGGAAAACCCAGAAAACCGAATGGGTTTTGAAGAATCCACAACTGAGGAAAACCCAGAAAAATCAACCGGCCCGCCTGATGACACCCCGGAAAGCTACTGGGTCTGGGCTGGATGCGACAGTATGCTTACGCCCTACATGGCAGCAGAATTTCGGGATTTGCGAGAAACCGGGGTGGAAGACGCTTTGGTGGTTGCTACGCTGGAAGAAGCGATGCGCCACCAAGCGAAGCACCCATGGTGCTATGCTAAGCGCCTGCTCGATCAGGCAGCGGCGCAGCATGTTACAACGTTTGCAGAGTGGGAAAAAACTCACATCAAAAATAAAGGAAATCGGGTTGACCGAGAAACGCCGAGCGGAAACAACATTCTAGGTCTTACTGACAGCCTTGGACGAATAAAGAGAAGACCGTTCAAAAAACAGGATGTTCCGCAGGGCAAAGGGGGCGATTCCAATGGGGAGTGATGTTCGCCATGTCCGGGGTGAAGCACAGAAGGAACTTGTAAAAAAGTTTGAAGTGTTTTCGAGCAATGGTCGGTCACGCTGGCAGGTCTGGAGCGATTGGATCACCGTGAGTGCTATTGCGGTGTCCAATGCGACAGATCAGAGCCACTTTGACGAACGCGAGAAGCAGTACTTATCAATCGCAGGAAAATACACGCGGCCGGAAATGGAAGCATTTACGGAAATGCTAGCCTTGTTGGTCGTGGCGCTAGAGGACAACCCGGAACAGGACTTCCTTGGCGAGTTGTATATGTGCTTGGGGCTTGGAAACGACCATTCGGGACAATTCTTTACGCCATATCACATTTGCGAAGTCATGTCCGCTGTGACAACCCCGACAGAAGAATTCCAGCAGAAAATCGGAGATAGGGGATGGGTTGCGGTCTGTGATCCGACCTGCGGCGCTGGGGCCTTGCTGGTGGCGTTCGCAAATGAATGCAGAAAGAAAGGCATCAATTATCAGACGAATGTGCTGTTTGTGGCGCAGGACATTGACTACATCGTGGGCATGATGTGCTATCTGCAAATGAGTCTGCTTGGAATGCCGGGGTATGTCGTCATCGGTGATACGCTTGCAAGCCCGTCTGTGTCTTATGACAAAAGGGGGCTGCTTCCAGTTGACAAAGGGAACGTCTGGTATACGCCGATGCTCAGGACCCCGGTTTGGCAATATCGAATCTTTATGGCGCAGATGGAACTGGTCACTCAACCGATAAGGAAAGAGCGTGTTGCAGATGCGCCAAAATCCGAACCACAAAAATCCCCTGAAGCCCTTAAAAAACTCGAGAAACCAAAGAACACGGAAAAGCCAAAAGCCGCTAAAAAGCCGCAAAGAGCGCCGGAACAGGAACCGGTGTTCTCCGAGGGCAAGGGTGGGCAACTTAGCTTTTTCTGATAGGAGGACAATATGGATTCCACCACACACACCACAACCACAGTTGAGTTCGTCGATTGGCGAGCTAAAGCAAAAGCAAAGCTGGAAGCTGAGGACAAGCTGTTCAAGGGCGGTCGTGCCGCAAAGAGCGTGCAGAGTTATGTTCTGCGGACACTGCTTGGCTTTGTAGACCAGGAGCCGCGGTTCGCAGAGGTCGTCTGCAACACGCAGCGCACGTTCTCCGAATGTTGCGCCGCTGTTGTCAACAACGCGGGCGAAGTTCTGTCCGACCTCGAAACCTACCGCCGCGCCGTGCAGTTTTACTTTCCGAATGCTGAGGTTTCGTTCAGCATGAACATCAAACTGACTGGCGCACCGCCTACGGAAGCCGAGATGCAGGCTCCAGCCACCGTCAAACCGGAAGATGCATCCCCTAATGTTCCGAAGCAGGCGGCACCAGCTCACACAACCAAGCCTGCGTCCAAAGCAGAAAAGAAAACGGATGCGAAAAAGCCGGCAAAAAAGAAGAAGGAAACGCCTGCGGAAGACGATATGCAGCTTTCCTTGGATGGGTGGCTCTGATGATTTTAGGATTCAAAGGATTCAAGCCGGGGCTGATTGCTACGCTCGGCGATGGCAGCTATCAGTACCAGCCGGGCGAAGTGAGCAAGACCGAAAAGGCAAAGTGCGCCAATACGGGCTTCCATTACTGTCTGGATCCGCTGGACTGCCTTAACTGGTATGCTTGGGACGGGAAAAACGAGTTCTGGGCCATCGCAGCTGGCGGTGATATCGATGAGGATGACTACCGGACGCGGAGTAGCTGTACCGAAATTGTACCGCTTCGCAGGCTGAAAGAAGACGAGTTCCTTCTTATGCACGCAAATTATGTGTTTGAGCATCCGGCAGAAAAATTCGAAGATTGCTTCAAGAGACCGTTCCACATCGCGTATGGTCAGGGCAAGGAACTGGCTGGTGCACGTGGCGAGTGGCTCTGCTTCATCGTCCGGGAAGAAAACGAATTTGCTTGCATTGCTCAACAGGTCGATGGAGTGAAAGTTTTGCAGGGGAAAAAGTATACGGCAAAAAGTTTGGAGGCGGTGCTGAATGAAAAAAGCTGAAGAATTGGTGTTGTACACGCCGAAACCGGTACGGCCAAATCTGGATGCCCGTCTATGCGTGTCGGTTGCTGAAGGGAAAGGCCAAGGTCGGTACATCAAGGGCAAAACCCTGACGGTAGCAGTCTGGGATAAGTGCAAGAATCCCGTGGTCACATGGCGGTTCTGCGGTGATTACTGGATTGGCGAATTGCGCAAGAAACCTGAAAATAACTTCAAGAAAGACTTTAGCCCGAAAGGAATCTGGGAAGAGGCGGGTAAAGTCCTCTTCTGGGCAGATGTTTCAGCAACGAGCGAAGATTCCAAACGCCTGCATGACTATTTCAACGACTACCGGGAAAATCTGATGGCTGTTGTGGATGGCGCACTTACGGCGCGTGCACGCAAGCGGCTGGACAAGCGAAACGCCCAGCAGGCCGAGGAAACTGAAAAGTGGTTCAAAAAAGTGCCGGAACCTGCCGAAGTTGACCTGAAAAAACAGATTTTGACCGAGTGCTACGATGCGGTGTATCTCTGGGCAACCAACACAAAGAAACTCGTTGTGACGCCCGGCGGCGTTGGCAAGTACATTCCCGCTCAGCAGATCCGGTGTGACAGCTGCGGAGGTGAATACACCCTCACGGATAGGAAACTCAAACATAAGAGTTCCGAAATCTGCAAGTGCTGCGGAAAGAAGATGAATGTGCGCGGCACGCAGTATTCCTCCAAGCGCCTGTGTGCAAAGCGTACTTTCGTCTGGAGCAAAAAGCAGGGCACCGGAGTCTGGCTCCGAAAATATGCAGTGTACTTTGGTTTCGCCAACCACAAAGCAAAAATGAATATTTACGCCGAGGGAATCTGGTGGACTGACGGAAAAGAAATACTGCGCTGGGAAAAACGGTGGCAGAACCATTATACGGAACAAAAGTACGTTATGTGCCAGAACTCGAGATTGAGCGCGGCTCTGCTTGCGCCCGGCGGCTATATGCAGCCTACGATTATTGCTGACTACGGGGAGAAGGTGGAGCGTGACCTGCACGGCGTAATGCACACCGAATGGCTGCGGGAGCTGGATAAAGACCTCAACTTTTATTGGGAAATCATTTTCTGGGAAGCTACACTGAAATATCCGATGGCTGAAAGCCTGATGAAGACAGGCTGGCTTGATGCTATGACCGATATTCTGGACGGAACAAAGACGGCTGGATGCATCAAGCTGAGCTCCAAAACCTATTACGGGGTGTTTGGCGGCTTGAACCGTCAAGAACTGAATGCCGTAGTTGCTCAAGGACAGAAAAAGTCATTCGAGCGCGTAAAGTGGGCGGCGACATGGAAAAAGGCGGGACTGCCCATTGATTGCAAGCATCTTGCCATGACCGAACAGATTCAGGATGTCATGGGAATGTGCGATACCTTGCAGAAATACGGCATGACACGCAGCTTGAAGTACCTTCGCCAGCAGACTAGGCGCGTTACCGGGAAATACGATGGGCACATTGTTCTCAGAGTTGCACAGGATTGGTCGGACTACTTGGATATGGCCGAGAAATCGGGTATGAATATGCAGCTTGAGAGCGTAATGTTCCCGCTTGACCTGAAACGCCGGCATGATGATCTCGTGCTGGAGCGTAATAAACAGCACCGGATGGAAGCCATGAAAGGCACGCAACACTCTATCAGAAGGGAAGCGGAACAGCTGGAAAAGCAGTTCCATATCGAAAATATCTACAAGAAGATCCGTAAAATCTACGAGTACGATGGAGCGGAGTACATTATCCGGGTGCCGGAGGGCGCAAAGGACATTTTGCAGGAGAGTAAGTTCCTTGACCACTGCATCCAGCGCGGAACCAGATACTTTGAGCGCATTTCTGTTCGGGAAAGCTACATTTTCTTCCTGCGAAAGAAGTCTGACCCCAATACGCCGTGGTACACCTTGGAGGTGGAGCCGGGCGGTACAGTTCGGCAGAAACGCAGTTATAGCAACGACCAGTATGCAGATCTGGAAGATGCCAAGCCGTTCATCGAGGAATGGCAGCAAGTGGTGCAAGGCCGAATGACAGCATCGGAAATTTCTTTTGCAAAGCAGTCCAAAGAAATCCGTGCACAGGAGTTTGCAGAGTTAAAGGAAAACGGAAACATTATTCGCACAGGCGCGAATGCCGGTAAGCTGCTGGTTGACGAGCTGATGCACGACCTGATGGAGGTAGAAAAGCGTGTTGGCTAAAATCGAACTTTCCCTTGCGCCGTCTAAGGCAAAAGGACTCTCGGAAGATGAACGCTTAGAGTTGGGACGGTTGCTCCTGAAAGCGGGGTATCGGGTTGACATCGTGCGCCGCCGTCCAAACGCCAACCCGGGCACCCAGTACGAGTACTATATGATTCTGGACAAGGGGGATAGCAATGCCTGATACCCGCAAAGGACACAACCCCAGCGGTGCGCCGGACCCCACCCGGGCGCGTGCTGAAAATAACATCCAGAAGGACGAGAAACGGGTGCATGATCTTATTCACGTTCTGCGGTATGTGGCAGATGCCGCAGGGTTTGAGATTGCAGAGCGCATTGTCCTGATCGACAGTCAGTCGGGGAGGATCTATCGGTGAACAGAACAAAAAACGAATTGGCGGATTACGCATGGAATCCTGTAACAGGATGTCTGAAAGACTGCCGATATTGCTACGCAAAAAAGAGCGCTTTACGCTTTGCCAGCGATTGGAGACGAAATCTTGCAGAACGTCCGAAGGTTCAGCAGGTCGGAGCGAACCTCTTTGCGCTGGACGCTCCATGGGAAACCGCGAATAACCGCTTTCTGAACAACCCAACCGGATTTATGCCCACGATACATAAGTATCGCATGGATTGGCCACAAAAGGTCAAGGTGGGCTCAACCATCATGGTATGCACGGACGGTGACCTGTTTGGTCCGTGGGTGCCGGAAGATTGGATTCTTCAGGTATTCGCTGCGGCCGAAATGGCGCCCCAGCACCAGTACATTTTCTTGACGCAGTACCCGGTGAGGTATCAGAACCTTGCAAACCACGGGAAACTCCCGATGCGGGAAAATTTCTGGTACGGCACCACGGCAACGGTCAGGAAAGACGGCGTGTGGGCAAACAGTAAATACAATACATTTGTGGCCATAGAACCGTTACTGGGCCCGTTTGAGGGCGATGCAACCAAAGTTATCCGGGAACTAAAGTGGATCGTCATCGGGGCAGAAACGGGGCAGAATACAGGGAAGGTCACTCCGATAGCGGAGTGGATTCAAGACCTGCTGGCATCGGCAGATGCGACCGGAACGCCGGTTTTTATGCGGAGCAGCATGGAGCGAGTGGTTGGTTCCAAAGGTATGCGCCGGGATAAGCCGCCGGTGTTTCTTGAAAAGATTCCCACAAAAGCCCAAAAGGAACGTTTGTGGGAGACCTGCACAGTCTGTGGAGAATATCGTCCGATGAAAGATATGTACGCACTGCTCCTGCGCAGAAAGCGCGGAGAAAGTCCTAAGCGAGTGGCCTGTATGTGCCCGGGATGCTATGAACAATTCAGCAGGGATCATTTTGAGAGGAGAGAAGAAAGATGAAATTTGAACGGAGTGAACTTGGAGCGCTGTTTTCCAAACTCAGAACGGCGGTGCCGGAGGTTCGCGCGGTGGGTACCAATGATGCGGGAATCTTGTTGAGCGGCTCCAACGCATACGCCACCAATTTGGAACTGAGTGTCCGTGCCGGGTTGTCTAAACCGGTTGAGCAGGATGTGGTGGTTCCGCCTCGCGGAGTCGATTTCATCAGCGGCACGGTGGCACCGGAAATCAGCATCGAGGCAGAGAAAGGCATCCTTACTGTGAAGTCCGGCACAGCGAGGGCACGTCTGAACACTACGCCGGCAGAGAATTACCCGGAACTTTCAGGTCCCGGTAATGACGCAAGACGATGCGTTGTAGGAGCCAGCGATTTAAGCTGGGCTATTTCCAAAGTTATCTATGCGGTAGCAAAGGATGAAAAACACCCTGCTCACCGCGGATTGTGCTTCTCGCGCAAAGGCGAGGATGTTCTGGAAATCTGTGCACTGGATGGTTATCGGATGGCAATTGCAAGAATCAACTGCACAGCTGATGGCGATTTTCGCTTTACGCTCCCCGCCGCAACTGCAAAAGCAGTTGATACGATATCCATGGATGGTAACGTGGAGATTATTCGCGATCGCAAAAAGGCCGTTTTCAGTGACAACAACTTTGAGGTGAAGTCTCGCCTGATTGCGGAACCGTTTCTGGATTATAGCAAAATTGCAGCCCAGAAGAGCGAGGGAACCAGAATCATGCTTGACAGGAAAGAATTGTTGGGCGTTCTGGGGCGCGTCAAACTTGCTCGGTCTGCAGACGCAAAGGAAAAGAGCACCTTGGTAATGGATCTTGAACCCGGCGGCACGGGCAGAGCATCGATGCGTAGCACGATTGCACAGATGAATGAGGAGTTTTCCTTCAACGGAAAGCTGGAAGAGCACCTGCGAATCGGCTTTAATCTGGAATTTTTGAGCGAGGCTTTGAAGTCGATGGAAGGAGACGAGGTCAGCGCATGGGTGGTCGGCCCTCTGTCCCCCGTAAAGTTGATTGAGCCGCAGTATGAAGCGCTGGTGCTTCCTGTCAAGGTTAAGGGGGAAGCATGATGCAGGGTAGAACTTTTCGCGGGCAGTCCCCAGATGGCACTTGGCATGAAGGATTCCTGATTCGCTCCCCGGGCGTGAAGAACAGCCGCCCGGGTGAGGGCTGGTACATCAACTCAGAGAACGAGCCGGCATACGCCCATCTGGTCAAGCCATTTACAATCGGCATGAGCACTGGCGTAAAGGACATGGAAGGAACGATGGTCTTTGAGGGCGACATCATCAAAACCACCGGCTCCAACGAGCGGATTTTCTCTGTGGAGTTTGGTGAGTACATTGCCTATGGCGTGGGCCATATCGGGTTCTACGCAAAGATTGCCGGCAAGAACTCACGCGACTACAACCCGTGCTGTCTTCGGGCGTTGCTCTACATTGGAAAAGTGGTTGGAAACATGAGCGACACGCCATACCTGATGAAAGAAGCTGGAGAGGAGCAGAAAAAATGAAATGGACTGAAACAATTACCCCGAAGCAGGCAGTCGAAGAACTGGGCGTGCCCTATCACGGCTGGATGCGCGAGATGGACCGGGCATGGGTCAGCGAGGATGGACAGTACAGCGTTATGTCCCGCCTGCTCCGCACGCCTGTCGGCAAGGTCGAGCACGTTGCTATCACGTCGGCCGCAGGGTGCGGCAAGTGCGATGGCAGCGGGGACATTCCGTGGGCGGTCAAGATGCAGATCAAAAACGAATTGTTCGGCGAAAAGCGCGCCGCCATCGAGGTATACCCGTCGCAGGACAGGCTGGTGGATGCCGCCGATACCTATCACCTGTGGGTGTTTGAAAAAGGGTTTAAGATGCCTTTTGGCATCCATCCCCGGGATGAAAAGCCTATGGTGGTTAATCGGGGCAGCACAAGGGTACGCGCTGTTGATGGCCAAGGTCAGGAATACAGCATCAAGGAACTGCTGGAGCGTAACGGCGCGGCCGATATGCCCAAGCGCGCCTATGCTGACCTGATGGCCGGCTACATGGCGAAAAACAATTTGCTGGGAGGGTGACACAGAATGAGCATTTGGATTGTTCTGGCAATTCTGGCGGTGATGGCTGCGCTTCTGATTTATGCGGCGTGCTGTGTGGATGGTGATATAGACCGCCAGAGCGAAGCGCACCCGCCGA